GGTTGTGCGCCCTGATCAGATACCTGTATTGTTGGAACTATTACACACTTGATGAGGCAACTAAAGTGGATATGTATATAAAAAGACATAAACCATTTGGAAAAACTAATAATATGTTCTGGTGGCCGAAAGGGTTAAAAGAACCACGACATAAGTTTATTCAAAAACTAATAAAAAGAGAAGAACGATGGAACAGACTCTTACAAGTGCTCAAATTTTGGTCCTCTTGGGGGCATTAGCACTGACATTCTTTCTGCTATGGTTAGTGGGAAGACATAGTGCCGAACAAGTGCATAAAGTGTACGGAAGTGCTGTATATTCAAGACTATGTATGTTTGCAGACTTTGTAAACAAATGTGGGATAACCCTTGAGAATTACAATAATATTGAATATGAATTGAAAATAATCAAGGGATTGAAAGAAATGTCTGATACCGTATTCAGTTGTAAAGTAGATGAAATAGTAAAAACATTTGAAAAACGATTTAAAGAATGGATACCCACGTCAGATCAGAAGAAGCCTACCGATTAATGCATGATGGAATTCTAGCCCTAGCACGAGCTGAAAGGCAGGGGATTCGAGTGGATATGGAATACGTTGAAAGAAAACGTATTCAACTCGCCCGTAGAATGCAACAGCTAGAAGATTCCTTTAAAGCCACCTCTCTATACCGCCATTGGGAACACTCTACCAAAGGCAAGGTTAATATCAATTCTGGAGTACAGTTGGGTAACTTCCTTTACGGAGTAAAGAAAATAGAACCAACTAGGTTTACTGATACCGGTAAGGGTTCCACAGATGAAGAAGCCTTGCAGGAACTAGCTATACCTGAATTGGAATTCCTTGTTAAGCGAAATAAGTATAAGAAAGCTCTTGATGTCCTGGAAGCCTTTGCTAGGGAACAGGTGGACGGGTATATTCACCCGTTCTTCAATCTACATTTAGTCCGCACTTTCCGCTCCTCTTCAGACAGCCCTAACTTTCAAAATATACCTAAACGTGATGCGGAAATGTATTCTATCTGTAGAAAGGCCCTGTTCCCTAGACCGGGGCATCAGCTTTTAGAGGTAGACTATGGACAGTTGGAAGTGCGGATTTCCTACTGCTACAACCGTGATCCAAAACTAGAATATGATATCATGCACGGGGATATGCACGCTGATATGGCCCGTGAGATATTCCTTCTGGATTCGTTGGATAAGTCTAGATCAGATCATAAAGTTCTACGACAGGCTGCAAAGAATGGATTCGTATTCCCGCAGTTTTATGGAGACTACTTTAAGAACTGTGCTACTAACATAGCTAATGGTTGGTGCAAACTTCCCAAAGGGAAATGGTCTAAAGGGATGGGAGTTACTTTCGAAGAAGGGAATATATCAGATCATCTTATATCCAAGGGTATTAAATCCTTTTCGGCTTTTGAAAATCATATTAAACGGATTGAGACGGACTTTTGGGAAAAGCGTTACCCGGATTATACCGCTTGGAAAGATCGTTGGTATGAGACTTATAAAAAGTACGGCTACATAGATATGTTTACCGGATTCCGATGCTGGGGTCCGATGAGTCGTAATGATAGTATTAACTACCCTGTTCAGGGGGCTGCTTTTCATTGTCTCCTTTGGTCGTTTATACAGCTAGACAAGTTACTCCTCAGCGAAGGATTACAAAGCCGTTTAATCGGTCAAATACATGACTCTATGATTTTGGATGTATTACCGGAGGAACTCGAATATCTCAAGGAGAAGATTCACAAGATTACTTGTGAGGACCTTCCTGCTACTTGGAAATGGATTATCATACCATTGGAAGTGGATATGGAAGTATATCCTGTAGACTCTCCGTGGATAGAGGAAAAGTAAATAAAAAATTATTTGTATAATATAGAAAAATAATTATGAGTTTAGCATTAAAATACCGCCCAGATGATCTAAACCTGATTAAAGGGAATAAAGACATTGTGGATACTTTGAAGGGTATGTTATCTAACCTAGAAACATGTCCTCATTCCTTTTTACTTCATGGTCAGACCGGATGTGGAAAGACTACCATTGCCCGCATCATAGCCAAGAGGCTTGGTTGTGAAGGAGAGGACCGGAGAGAGATTGATAGTGCCGATTTCAGAGGCATTGATACGATTCGGGACCTGCGAAAGAAGAGTCAGTATATGGCTACTTCATCTGCTAACCGGATTTGGATCATAGATGAGTGTCATAAACTTACTAACGATGCACAGAACGCTTTACTGAAGATATTGGAAGAACCCCCAAGTCATGTTTATTTTGTCTTATGCACGACTGAACCAAATAAGCTACTGGAGACTATAAAAGGGCGTTGTATCCAATTACAGGTAAAACCCTTGAACGATTCCCAAATGAAGGGAATGTTCAGAAAAATCCTAATGGCTGAAGGGATAGCCCTCGAAGATGAAATACAGGATCAGATCATTCAGGATAGTCTGGGATTACCTAGAAATGCAATTAACATTCTCGAACAGGTTATTAACGCCCCTGCAGAGCAGAGAATGGAAGTCGCTCGTCAGACTGCAGCTCAACAGGGGGAAGTTATAAACCTTTGTAGGGCTTTGATGGACAATAGCAATTGGAAGAAGGTGAAAACTATACTGGATTCCATACGAGATCAGGAACCTGAAAACATTCGTAGGATGGTTTTGGGTTATTGTCAGTCCACTCTACTTCGCAATGAACATGATCGGGCTGCAGCTATTATAGAAGCTTTCTGGGAGCCAACTTACAACATAGGATTCCCCGGAGTCGTATATGCTTGTTATTCAGTAGTAAAAGGATAAATATGACACGGATAGATTTACAACTTGAATATCGTTTCGATACCGGAGAATACCCTGAATCGGATGCTGACTATGCCGTTTGGCTTGAGGAACAACTACTATACATCCGCAATAGATTATCTATTGTTGACAATGATATACTAGTAGGAATGAAACGCTTTGATGCACGAATGGAAGATATAAAGCAAACAATAAAACTAACTACGAGAAGTAAGATATGAACTACGAAGAGGACATTAAAATTGACGAGACTGCTCTTGATGTAGAGTGGTTAGGACAACCAAAGCTGATGCTTCGATATGCTCAACACGCAGCGAAAATGCGAATGGAAACCGATATTGCCAAGGAAAAGCTTGACATTATGCGAGCTGAATTGGACAAGGAAGTACGTATGAACCCGGATTCCTTTGATATTGCAAAGATTACGGAGGCTACTGTTCTAGCAGCTATCATTTCAGATTCCCGTTATCAGAAAGCCAATAAGGCTTATCTTGAAGCCAAGTATGAATCTGATATAGCCCAGAGTGCTGTTCGGGCCTTTGATGCTCGTAAGGATGCTTTAGAGAACCTCGTCCGCTTACATGGACAGCAGTATTTTGCAGGACCTAAAATGCCCAGGGACCTTTCATTTGAAGTCCGGCAGGCAGAAAGCACCCGTTCAGCTAATTCCGCAATAAAAAGTAGAATGGCCCGTAAAACTAGGAGAGAAGATGACGACAATTGAGTGGATTGGAATAGGTATTATCTGTCTTGTGGTAATAGCTATAGTTGCAAGCTATATTCAGATACGAGTATGGACTTATTTCGGAGAGAAATTTCTGTTGAAAAGATCAAATAAACTTAAAAAAGAACACAATGAAGAAAACAAAAAGTAGATTTAGTGGAAAGGTCGGTAAGGATGTCGCCCGTCAGCAGCGAGAGGCTTCTTCATATGGATACCTTAACCTTCCCAAAGGAGTAAACGTATGGAGTGCCAAACCGGGCAGCCGCAACGTTCTACTTGACATCCTTCCTTATGAGGTTACGAGCAAAAAACACCCTGACCGCAATGAAGAGGAAGAAATAGCTGTTGAAGGTTCTCTGTGGTACAAATCTCCAATATGGACTCACCGTAATGTTGGAGCTGGGAATGATACTGTTATATGCCCTCTTATGACAGCCAAGAAACCCTGTCCAATATGTGAATACCGGGCCAAGCTTCAGAAACAGGGAGCTGACAAGGAAGATATCAAAGCTCTCCGTCCTTCCAAGAGGAATCTGTATGTAGTAGTTCCACTCAATGACAGGGAAGAGGAAGCCGTTCCACATATCTTCGATATTGCAGATTATAACTTCCAGAAACTCCTCAATGAAGAGATTCAGACAGATGATAGCGTTCAGATATTCCCGGACCTTGAAGAAGGTTTGACCCTCAAAGTTCGCTTTGATTCTTCAACTGTTGGGGGTGGTAAGCCTTACGCAGAAGCAAGTCGTATAGACTTTGAAGAGAGGAAAGAAGCGTATGATGAGTCCATTCTGGAAGAAGTCCCAAAACTCGATGACGTTATAAATATTCTCCCCTATGATGAGCTTCAGGCGAAGTTCTTTGAGGTAGATACAGAAGAGGTTGGGGAAGATATTGAAGAAGAGGAAGAGGAAACCCCAAGGTCGAAGAGAGAAAAACGTCATACTGAAACACGTTCCAGTACTCCACGGAGGCGTAAGATTGAGGAAGAAGAGGAAGAGGAAGAGGAAGAGGAAACTGATGATGACGATGATGAAGAGGAAGAAGATACCAGACCTTCTGCTAGAAAAACATCTTCAAGAACAAAACCCCGTCCCTCAAAAAAGGAAGAGGAAGAGGATGAAGAAGAGCCTGATGATGATGAAGAGGAAGAAGAGGAAGAGGCTCCAAGATCGAGAATGTCCAGAAGTTCTAAACCTGCTCCTGGCAAAGATACCTCAAAGAAACCTACAGGGGGTAAAAACAAATGTCCTCACGGACATCGCTTTGGTATAGATGCCGAAGATTTTAAGGAATGTGAAACCTGCGGGATATGGAGCGACTGCTTGGACGAAAAGGAAAGAAGGTAATCAGTATCCTTCGAGAGGGTAAACATCCAGAAAGTAAACTTGTAGGGGCACTTTTCCCCCTACAGGTTTATAATTATGTAACTTTGTACACCCTAGCAAAAGGAACCAGTAGGACGAATGTTCTAAAAGAGCTGATTAACACTTGGATTGCAGACCGACTTAAAAATCATGGGGAAACCGAAAAAGTTCTAGTTCAGGAGATAACGCAAAGAATTTGGCAGAGATGGATAATTCAACGGGTTTCAGGTAGGAGAAGAATGACCTTTATCAAATTCGTTGAACTATTATCTCATGAACTTAAACGCAGTGGCCTTCCTGAAACCTATATCGAAAAGATTAAAACCGGAGTAAATCAATGTTATGCAAAGGATAAAGAAAGTAGAGAAGTCGCTGAGTAGTCAGATGAAGAAAAGGGTGTCTGCTAAAGCATCTCCTGTGGAAGAATATGATGGAGATTTTGATCATATAATTCATACGGGAAGTACCCTACTTGATTTGAATATATCAGGGGATAGAATCCACGGAGGGGGAATACCCAGTGGTATTTTGGTAGAGATATTTGGTCCAAGTGGAAGTGGTAAGACTGTCCTGCTTTCTGAAATAGCCGGGGCCATCCAACGTTTGGGAGGGGATATTAAATTCAGTGATCCTGAAGCCCGACTCAATCCTCAATTTGCAAAGTTATTCGGGTTGGAGTTACAGGAAGGTAGTTATTCTCAACCGGATACTGTAACGGAAGTTTTCAAAGCAGTACGGGAATGGAAGCCTAGTAATAAAGGGGATGTGCATGGAGTATTTGCGGATTCCCTCGCTGCACTTTCTACTGATATGGAAATGGAGGCGAAAGAAGGGGATAAGATGGGGATGCGAAGGGCAAAAGAGTTCAGTGAGGAACTCCGTAAGACCTGCCGTATTCTTAAGCAGAAAGGCTATCTGATGGTTTGCAGTAATCAGGTAAGAGAGAACTTGGATGCCGGGGCATATGGGCAAAAGTACAAAGCTCCCGGAGGGATGGCCATGGAATTCTATTCTAGCTTGAGACTCAGAACCTTCAATCCTGAAAAGATTTACGAAATACGGAAAGTGGCGGATAAGGAAGTCAAGCGAGTGATAGGCGTAAACGTTCAGATTGAAATATCGAAAAGTTCCATTAGCAAGCCCTATCGCACCGCTCCGGTAACTATCATATTTGATTATGGAATTGATGATATCCGGCAAAATCTTCGGTATATCAAGACCTATACCAAATCAACTACTTACAAGCTAGGTGGGGAGAATATCGGAAGAAGTATTGAAGAGGCTATCAAGTATGTGGAAGATAATGCATTGGAAGAACAATTAAAGGAAGAAGTGATCCATCTGTGGGAAAATATTGAGAGAAAATTCAAAAGTGATCGTAAACCTAAAAGATCATGAAACGAGTCAGTTCTGTAAAGCCAGTAATAAATGCCAAAATCCTGGCCCTTGATGTCGCTACGCACTGCGGATGGGCCGTAGACAGGTCTATATACGGCGTGTGGGATTTAACGCCTAAACGTGATGAAAGTGCTGGGATGCGGTTAATCCGTTTTCGACATAAATTG